CAATTTTTCAAAAGTCAATCACTGGTTTAACCAGGGAGTCCATGATGACCTACGTTAAAACCATTGTTGACACCCATAATAGGTTCATTAAGAACCTGGGTGTCAAGTTTGGTACGAGTCACTACAAAAAAATTTGTAATTACTCGATCCTGCTATGCGAGGGTAGACCGGCAGAACCGGTTAGCCGCGTATCGACAGGAAGGACAGATAAGTGGCCGAATTGCTTCGGTCAGTTACGTCCCATCTTTAAAACCATTATCAATGATAATGAAACTAAAGATACAAGGGCTGCAAATATGCAACTTCTACAGACATTATTTAAATTAAATAAAGTCTGTGAATCTTTCATGGAACTGAATATCGAAGATATTCAGATGACATTTGAGATTGATAAGGATTTTGAACGAGGTTTCATCGCATATTTGGAAGAAAGGCTAAAGCACGATAATGCTGAAGAGAATCTTTCGAGACTCCGAGCATATCCTGTATACGGATCTGCCAAAGGTCCAAATGGACTTCCAAAAATGCAAACTGCAAATTTGGAGGCCAGGTCCCTTCTTGAGGGTAGTCTAGCAGAACCTTTCACAAGGTTCTGTGAGCTAACCCAAAATGAGGGTCTCTTGAATTATGCCAGGTATTATGCCAGCATAACCAATGAGGACGACAAGAAAACCAAAGCTAAGCTTAGGAAACTTGTTGCAATTCCGGACAGTGGTAATAAATCCAGGGTAGTCGCGATCTGTGACTTCTGGACCCAGTGCCTTTTAGCTCCATTGGAGGATGCCGAAGAGGCTCAACTGAAGAAAAACTTCAGTGGGCATTCGGCGTTCTACTCTCATTCGAGGGGGTTTGACTTTGTCAAGTCCTCTTGTGATGATAGCTGGAAATCCATAGACGCAACTGCGTGGACGGATAACTTTCCTAGTCGACTTCAATACCTCTATTTAAAACAGAGATATGGAAAGGCTCTAGCTCATGCTTGGCGTGAGCTGGCCGTCGATTGCCAATGGTTTTTAGGTAACTCCGACCTTACCATAAAATATGGTAAGGGTCAGGGTATGGGAACCAAAGGGTCTTTCATGATTGCATCGGTCGTAGATCACTATGTGATTGAGTACGTTTTGCAACAGCATTACAAAAAAGTAATGCCCTACTGTAAAGTAGGTGATGACCTGGTAGTATCTGACAAGGATAATATCCTTGCGAAATTCTACCCAAGTATTGGTGTACCAGTTAACCTTACTAAAAGTAAGGAATTAACACCTAAAGGATTATTTGTAGAATTCGTCTCACGAAATTTATGGGATGGATTAGACATTAGTCCAATCTCCGCCAAACTTGTGTACAAATCGTACAAACAACACTTCTTACTTCCGACGCTATTGCTGCACTTAAAAGAACGTATAGCCGGGCCGGTATTACCGTCGTTAAACGATCTTCTACAATGTATGAAGATGTCTAAGGATGAACTGAATAAACTCTACAAAATTGTGGATGTTTATCAGCGTCTATCTGGTGAAGAGCTATGCTTTATCCCAGAAGACGTACCCGTGCTGAGTGATGAACAATTCTTAAGAATTGTTGGTCACATTCTTCTCGACTGTGGTGTCAAATTATCACAACGTGATAACCACAACATATCAGAGGAGGTGCAGGAAGAGAATGAAACAATGTTCAATGATCAGAGTGTTCTTGAACTTGACGATTTCTCGTTAGCCACAAGAAGCAGACTGACACTCGCCAAACTTAAAACTTACATATTTTTTCGTAAGATTTACTTAAGAGCCTGTGATCTGGATGAGGGACGTTATGAAATTCATGACGTTCCAACACTTTGGAGGTTTCCAGCGGAGGACAGTAATCTCGAAATCTCAACCGAGTTCAAAGAACTCGTGTTAGATATCATTTTCGAGACCCAAGAGGAGCTTAATAGATTAAAAATCATTAAGTCTCTAAGCTTGGAGAAGTGGAGAGACAGTAAGATAATTATCGCACTGTTCTCGTTCCTTAACAAGTACGTTAAATTGTCCGAAACCAATATTTCTATTGGTAAGGGAACAATATTAACGAGCCTCTTTAAAAGATCGTTAGGGCAAATCATAGAGAAATCTATGGTAGACACTAAGACCCAGAGATTACCAAACTCCTCCCCATAACTGGGTAGGGCCGTGTGACCATACACATTAAAAGGGACACG